AGAAAGGGAGACTCATCATTAACATGCCGCCTAGGCATACTAAATCTGAGTTCGCTTCTATTTACTTTCCTGCTTGGATTATTGGTAAGTATCCTAAAATGAAATTAATGCAGGTATCTCACAATGCGGAGTTATCTGGAAGATTTGGTAGTAAGGTTCGTAACTTAATTGATTCACCACAGTACAAACAAATATTTGGTGACGTGAGGCTCAGAGAAGATTCTAAAGCAAAGGGACGTTGGGAAACAAATCACGGCGGTGAGTATTATGCTGCGGGTGTTGGTGGTTCCATCACGGGCCGTGGTGCGGATTTATTAATTATTGATGACCCCCATACTGAGCAAGACTCATTGTCTAATACTGCTATGGAGAGATCGTATGAGTGGTATTTATCAGGACCCAGACAACGACTACAGCCAGGTGGTTCCATATTATTAGTTATGACTAGGTGGGCTGAAGATGATCTTACGGGTAGACTGATTAAGGCTCAGTCTGAACCTAAAGCAGACAAGTGGAAATTAATTTCATTTCCAGCAATTTTAGATTCAGGGGCTCCTGTTTGGCCAGAGTATTGGAACCTAGAAGAATTAGAAAAAGTAAAAGCTTCGTTAAGTATTAGGAACTGGTCCGCTCAATACATGCAGAATCCTACATCTGAAGAAGGAGCTATTATAAAACGAGAATGGTGGAGACCATGGAAGCATGAAGACATTCCAAATCTACATCACGTAATACAAAGTTATGATACGGCGTTTAGTAAAAAGGAAACTGCCGATTATTCTGCTATTACTACGTGGGGTATATTTCAACCTAAGGAAGATCAACCATATGCAATGATATTATTAGACGCTATTAAAGGTAAGTTTGATTTTCCAGAACTTAAGAACATAGCATTTGAACAATATAAATACTGGCAACCAGAAACAGTACTTATTGAAGCCAAAGCTTCTGGTCAGCCATTACTACAAGAGTTTAGAAGAGCGGGTATACCTGCTGTAGATTTTAGCCCTAACAAAGGAAATGATAAGTTTACTAGGATTAACTCATGTGCTCCTTTATTTGAAGCAGGCAATGTTTATTACCCAGAAGGCGAAAAGTTTGCTATGGATGTTATTGAAGAGTGTGCTGCGTTTCCCCATGGACAATATGACGATTATGTGGACAGTACTACTCAGGCCGTGTTAAGATACCGACAAGGTAGCTTTATTAGTACATATATGGATTATATTGACGAAGAGCGTCCGCCAAAAGAATATAAATATTATTAGGAGATCCTATGCCAAAAAATAAAATTAAATCTAAAAGAATGCCATACTTCGAACCAGAAGGAATGGAAGAAAATTATAAAGCTGAAAGAATGCCTTATATGGAACCAGAAGGAATGGAAGAAAATTATAAAGCTGAAAGAATGCCTTACTTCGAGCCAGAAGGATTAGAAGATGAATCTCTAGAAGCAGGAAAAGAATATAAAATGAAAAAAGGTGGAATGACTAAGGCTCAGAAAAAAGTTGGTACAGTCATGAGAGAATTTAAAAAAGGTAAATTACATTCAGGTAAAAAAGGACCCGTTGTAAAAAATCCTAAACAAGCAATCGCAATTGCATTATCTGAAGCAGGTATGTCTAAGAAAAAGAACATGGGTGGAATGATGAGTGATGGTGTTTCTAGAAAAGGAATGGGTGTAGAAAAAAGAATGGGCGGTGGCATGATGAGTGATGGCATTGCTAATAAAGGTTCTGGTATAGAAATGAAAAGCAAAGGTGGCATGGTGCGTGGCCAAGGAATAGCACTTAGAGGAACAAAATTTAAAGGAATATTTTAATTATGAAAAAAAAGAAAAAAATAAAAACAAAAAAATTAGTTTACGGAGGTGTAACAAGTCCAGTGAATGATGGTGCTCAAGCATATTCATCATTTGCTCCACAAGCCCCAGTAATGGAAGCTCCAGCAATGGAAGCTCCAGCAATGGATGTAGGTATGTCAGATCCAATGAGTGGATATAAAAAAGGTGGTTCAGTAAATGTAGGTAAAGGAAAAGACTACATAAAAGATTTATTATAAAAAGGAGTTATTATGAAAAAAAAATTAAAAGTTAAAAAAGCATTTTTAGGAATGATGGCTAAAAGTATAAGACCAGGTACACCAATAAGAAAAAAAATTACAAATATATTTCCTAAAGGTCCTAGACCAATCACTAATTTTGGAGGCCCAAGACCTAGACCATCTACAGTTATAAATCCAGTTAGACCAGGAATGCAACAATCATCATTACAAATAATAAATGGAGTTAAACAACTTCCAGATCCCTCAACAATTGGATCCAATATGGTGCCTAGATCAATGCAACCTAGCTCACAAATAGATCCAAATAGTCCACGCAGTTTACCATTTGCAAGTGCAGTTGGGCCAAGTATGCAAGGCGTAGGCGACCCTAGATTAGGAGCTGCAACTATTCCTGGAAATCCATTACAAATGCAAATGAGAGGACCTCAACAAGCAGCGCCCGTGCAACCTGTTCCAGCAATGAAAAAAGGCGGCATGGTCCGTGGACAAGGTGCAGCGATTAGAGGTACAAAATTTAAAGGTATATTTTAATGGCTGAGAAAAAGAAATTAAAAAAGAAATCTGATAAAGATCTTTACACAAGTCGTAATGAATTTAAAGAAGGTTTCTATGATCAACCTGATAAACCACCTATAACACCAGAAACTTATTATGGTACAGCAAGTGGTAAAACAATGTTTGATGCAGATATGACTTCACCTGATGACATAATGTTAAATTATAAAAAAGGTGGTATTGCTAAAGGTTGTGGCAAAATAATGAGTGATAGACGTAAAAAAACCAAGATGTATTAACTTTACATTATTGTAATTTAATATAAAAGATTTTTATGGCAATAGAAGATAATAATCCAATAGGAGAAATAGATCCTTCCGTTGTACAAACGGACATGTCTGTTCCAGCAGAGCCAGTAGATATTCAAGTTGAAGGACAAGAGATTCCAGTTGAAGAAGATCCTAAAGAAGATTTCTATCGTAATCTTGCAGAAGACATGGATGATAGAATGTTAGGTAAGATTGCCTATACATTAATAAGCGATTACAAAAGAGATAAAGAATCTAGACAAGATTGGGAACAAGGTTATGTTAGTGGTTTAGATCTATTAGGATTTAGATACAGAGATCAGACAAGACCTTTTCAAGGAGCATCAGGAGTAACACATCCATTACTTGCAGAAGCAGTTACACAATTTCAAGCACAAGCTTATAAAGAATTATTACCATCAGCAGGACCCGTGCGAACACAAGTTATTGGAGAAGATACACAAGAAGTGGAGAACCAAGCACAACGTGTAGAAGACTTTATGAACTACATGTTAATGGAGAAGATGGAAGAATATACTCCAGAGTTTGATCAGTTATTATTTTATTTACCACTTGCAGGATCTGCATTTAAAAAAATTTATTATGATGAACTTATGGGCCGTGCGGTATCTAAGTTTATACCAGCGGAAGATTTAATAGTTCCATACTATGCAACTGATTTAAAAGAATGTGAAAGAATTACACATATAGTTAAGATGTCTGAGAATGATATTCTTAAAAAACAAGAATCTGGTTTTTATAGAGATATAGAACTACAAGAAACAAATCCTAATGAGAGTGATATTCAAAAAAAATATAACGAATTAGAAGGAACCAATTCTCCAGGTAACAATATAGATTTTCAATTTAATATTTTAGAAATGCATGTTGATTTAGATTTAGATGAATTTGAAAAAACATCTAATGATAAAGATAAGAATGTTAAGATTCCATACATTGTAACTATTGATGAAGGTTCACAAAAGGTTTTATCTATTTATAGAAACTGGGATGAAAAAGATGAATTAAAAATTAGAAAAGATTACTTCGTACACTTTAAGTTTTTACCAGGTTTAGGATTCTATGGTTTTGGTTTAATACATATGATTGGTGGATTATCTAGATCTGCTACTCAATCACTAAGACAATTATTAGATGCAGGTACGTTAGCAAATTTGCCAGCTGGATTTAAAGCAAGAGGTTTAAGAATTAGAGATGATGATCAACCATTCCAACCAGGTGAGTTTAGAGATGTAGATGCACCAGGAGGAAACATTAAAGATCAATTTCAATTACTTCCATTCAAAGAACCAAGTACAGTTCTTTATCAATTAATGGGTTATTGTGTTGAAGCTGGACAAAGATTTGCAGCTATAGCAGATTTACAAGTTGGTGACGGCAATCAACAGGCTGCTGTTGGAACTACTATTGCATTATTAGAAAGAGGCTCAAGAGTAATGTCGGCTATTCATAAACGATGCTACTACTCTATGAGAACAGAATTTAGATTACTAAGTAAAATATTCGCAACATATTTACCACCTGTATATCCATATGCAGTATATGGTGGAGATCGTTTTGTAAAACTTACAGACTTTGATGACAGAGTAGATGTTATACCAGTTGCAGATCCAAACATATCTTCATTAGCACAAAGAGTAACTCTTGCTAATGAGACACTAAAGATTGCAATGTCAGCACCAGAGATACATGATGTTAGAGAAGCTTATAGAAGAGTTTATGCTGCATTAGGAACTCAGAAGATAGAAGAATTATTAAAACCAGAAGAAGAAAAATTTCCAAAAGACCCAGCTATAGAAAACATGGAAGCATTACAAATGAAAATGCCTAAAGCATTTCCAACACAAGATCATGATGCACATATAGAGGCACACTCATTATTTATTAAAACAAGAATGGTACAAATTAATCCTACTGTGTATGCATTACTACAAGGACATATTTCAGAACATATTTCACAAAAAGCTTCACAAGAAATTGTAGAAGCATTAGCAGAAAGCCCAGCAGAAAAAATGTTAGCAAAAACAAATCCAGAAATGTTTACAGTTAAGATGAACGGATTAATAGCACAAAGAACTGTTGAACTTACTTCACAATTACAACAAGCAGAAGCTGCAGGTGAACAACAAGTAGATCCATTAGTTGCTCTTAAACAAAGAGAGTTAGATCTTAGAGCTATGGATTTACAGATTAAACAAAATAATATTTCTACAGACAATGCTTTAAACGCTTCTCAATTTAAAGTTGATACTTTAATGAAGCAACAGGAACTTGAAATCAAAGATAAGCAATCTTATGATAGATTAAATATTGCTAAAGAAAAAATTCAATTAGCTAGAGAGAAACAAAACAAAAGATGATTAAAAAAGAAAAAGAACCCGTGCTTGGTAAAAGATTTGGGCCACCTCCTTTAAGAGGACCTATGCCACAAATCCCACCAGTAGATAAATCATTAAAAAGGTTGTAATATATTGTCTATGTTAAATGCAATTGCACCATTAGCTAAAATTTTATTTAGTACAATTGAAAAATCTGTACCTGATAAAGATTTACAAGCAAAGTTAAAAGCTGATTTACAAACTCAACTAATGCAGTCTCATACTCAAGAGTTAACTGCAGCAGCAAAAATTATTGAAGCAGAAGCTAAAGCTGGTTGGTTTGCATCTAGTTGGAGACCATTACTTATGTACGTATTAATATTTATATTAGTATGGAACTATGTATTAGGACCAGTAATTTTATTTTTCTTTAAAGCTTCTATAACTATAACTCTTCCAGGAGATGTTTGGACATTATTACAAATAGGTCTCGGAGGGTATGTGGTAGGCAGAAGTGCGGAATCCGTTGCTAGAACAATGGTAAACAAACCACAACCTAAAGAACAAGAAAATGGGTGATATAGCTTTAAGAGGACAAGGTAAAGCTATGTTAGCGTCGGGCGGTATGACTCCAGCTTGGCAACGCAAAGAAGGTAAATCAGAATCAGGCGGATTAAATAAAAAAGGAATAGCATCTTATAGAAGAGCTAATCCAGGTTCTAAACTATCAATGGCAGTTACTACTAAGCCTTCTAAATTAAAACCAGGATCAAAATCAGCAAATAGAAGAAAGTCCTTTTGTGCCAGAATGTCTGGTATGAAAAAGAGATTAACATCAGCCAAAACAGCAAAAGACCCTAATTCAAGGATTAATAAATCTCTTAGGAAATGGAATTGTTAGTAATTAACAATGAAATGCCTAATCATTTTGTTATTGCTTTCTTCGTGCAATAATGTAAATACTCCCTATATAGATAATATAACATTATTAAAAATAGAGAAAAAATTCTAATATGATAGATAGATTAAAAGATTTAATAGCTAAAAATTTTTCTAATAAAAATATAGAAAATAAAAATAATATATTAATGAAGAGTAGAAAAGAAGTTGATATTAATGGCAATGGAACTTCTGGCTATACTATTAAAGAAGGTTCTCATAAAGGAACTGTTCTAGGACATATTAAAAGAGAAAAGAAAATAATAGAATAATGAACTTTAAAGATAAAGGTCCAAACGATTTAGATAATGTTATTTTTAAATTGCAAAAACAAATTAAAAAATTAAAAAAGAAATTAAAAAAATGATATTTAATTTAATAAAAAAATTCTCATCTTGGTTAGACTATTGGATCTGGAGACAAGAATTAAAAAGAAAAATTAAAAGAAATAAGAATGGCTAAAACAATTTTAGTCACAGGAGCTGCAGGATTTTTAGGCTCCCATATTTGTAAAGAACTTCTAAATAGAAAATACGAAGTCATTGGTGTAGATAATTTATTAGGGGGTGATAAAGAAAACATTCCTTTCTTAAATAATTTTTATAAATTAGATTGTGCAGATTTTAAATCAATGCTTAAAATTACAAAAGACATTGATGTATTGTTTCATTGTGCAGCAACAGCTCACGAAGGATTATCTGTATTTTCACCTTATACAATTACACAAAATAATATTATGGCAACGGTAGGTGTTGCAACAGCCGCTATTCAAAACGGTGTTAAAAGAATTATCTATTGTTCTTCAATGGCAAGATACGGAGATCAACAAAGCCCATTCACAGAAGACATGCCAACTAAACCAGTTGACCCTTATGGTATATCTAAAGTTGCTGGAGAAGAAATATTAAAAACGTTGTGCAAAGTCCACGGCGTTGAATTAGTAATAGCTGTTCCTCATAACATTATTGGACCTAATCAAAAGTATGATGATCCATTTAGAAATGCTGTATCTATTTTTATTAATAGAATGCTACAAGGTAAACCTCCAATTATTTATGGAGATGGTATGCAGACTAGATGCTTCTCATATGTAGATGATTGTTTAAGTTCATTATTAAAAATGGTCGAAGACCCGTGTGTCGTGGGCCAAGTAATTAACATCGGACCTGATGAAGAATTTGTAACTATCAAAGAAGTCGCTGAGACGTGTGCCAATCTTACTGGTTTCAATGGAGATTTTGTTTATGTACCTGATAGACCACAGGAAGTTAAGCATGCAACGTGCTCATCTGATAAAGCAAGAAAGCTTCTAGGTTATAAGACAATGACTAATACGAAAGAAGGAATCAAGAAGACCTATGAGTATATCAAGCACCACGGACCACGGGCCTTTCAGTACCATATAGATATAGAAATTGTAAATGATAAAACTCCAAAGACTTGGACAAAGCAATTAATATGAACCACGTATTTTGTTTTGTAAGTTCTAAAATAACAGAACAGTATTCTAAATTAGCCTTAGACAGTTTCTTTAAACACACTAAATTAGAACCTGGTGATATATTTGTATTTGTTAATAATGATGGAACAAATGCATTTAGAAAAGACTATCCAATAGATATTTATGTTAATAATAAAACACCAAAGGCTTGGGCTATAAACTTTAATAAAGGTTTAAGAGTAGCTAAGAAATTTAAAAAACATTTTGTAGTTATAACTAATGACGTTATATTTACTAAAGGTTGGTTAGAAGCATTAAAACAAACAGATGATATGATTTTAATACCAGTTTGTAATGTTAACTTTATGTATAAGAGTTCTGATTTTTCAACTGCACCTACTATGCAATTAGAAGAGTATATTGGTAAAGAACATTATTTAGATGCTATTGTAAATTTTCACCAAAATAACTTTAAATTCAATGACTTAAATGAACGTATATTTATGCAAATGTATTTAGCTAGAATACCTTATAAGATACATGATGAGGTTGGTTATTTTGATCATACGTTTTCTAATTGTGGTGGAGAAGATATGGACTATAGAATTAGATCTGCAATTAAAGGTTATAAAACTATGTTAGCTGTTTATCCTTTTATATTACACTTCCATGGTAAGTCTTCTTGGGATGGTGCTGAATCTACAGAACAAGAAAGAGTTAGAAGAGAACAGTATTTAAAAAAAGGTGTAGAAAAATGGGGAGAAGATCTAACAGAAATATTTATTAAAGGAACTGATGCAAAAGAACATGCCCATAAAATAGGTTTAGGAAAAGAATTTGACAACAACGAACAATATAATATTATACGTATATTAAAAAAATGCTAAGTATTGATACAGTTCAAGATATAAAAAAACTAATAAACAAGCGTTTAACCGTGATAAAGGATGAACTTTGCTATGGTATAGACACGCTTGATAAACTTCATTATTCTAGGGGTCAACTCAGAGCCTTAGAAACTCTGCTTCAGGATCTTAATGACCTGCTGAAACGGGAGAATAGTGAAGATGACGACGACAGTAACAACTGATATTCCTTCTATACATGAAGGTTTAAAAG